GTGTCTCCGTATATCCTATTATTTCGCATCCAGAAAATTCATCTTCTAACCATTCCATAGGATCATCTTCTGTGTCTGGAATGTGTACACCTGTGAAAGTGTACACTTGGTTCTCGCGTAGTTCTCGCACTACTACATCATACATAGTGTTATCCTGCAAAGTGACAAAGCTTGCGTTCTGTGTTACGGTTAAGCTTGCGCTCAATATAGATGGTGCGCTTGCCAAAGTGTACACCTGTCATGCACTTGGTGGTGTTGACCTTGAACCCACGGCTTAAAGTTTTACGCTTACGTGTCAGACCTTTGACACCTGCGAAGTTGAAGCGAAAGCCTTTAGTGCCATCGTTAAGCGGTTTAGTTGCGAATAGTACGAACATGGTGTGTCTCCTTTGCTGTTCGGTTTAAGTTAAATCATAGTTTAGTTTGGTTGTCAAGCCCCAATACCAAGCTTGTACTTGGGGCAAGTAATTCTTTATAGTTTCATCATTTACGTAGCCAATAGCTACAAGGCGAAGAAAAACCTTTTCGTGATCAGGCGTAAGCTTACACATTATGGATACGCTTCCACGCAACCCATGTCGCAGCTTGCATCTGATATGCTGTAATGTTGTGCTTCTTGGCTGCACGTCTGTAGCATTCTTGTAGTTCAGCACGTAGCTTCTTGCCAATGTTAGGCACTTCTTGCAACGTGCGTCTGTCGTTGTTAGCGATGCACCAAGCGTGACCGTCAATAACGCACACATCGTGACCCATGATGCAGTAAAAGAAATCTGTAATCTTTGGGCCTCGCAGTATGAATGCTACATCGTCATCAGTGTGTGGCATAGTCTGAAGGATAGACCAAGCCTTGTCTCGCATGTTATTGTAGGTGCAGCATGTGCAATCTTCCACGTAGCCACCCGCCACAAAGTTGTCAATCATATTGAGTGCGTCTTTAAGGTTCTGACCCCACTCGTTAGTCGGTGACAATGCAGCCACAACACCCACGACAATACGCAAGGGCAAGTCGTACTGGTCAGAAAGTAGTTGGCACTTGTCGTTAGCTTCGGCGTACCATGTCATGCCGTGCTGTAGTTCATCGTCGGTACATTGCTTGTACACTTTAAGAATGTTACGTGTGTATTGTGTCATAAGTGTCACCTCATTGTTTAACTTGTGTATCCAGAGAATAAGCCCCGAAAGGCTTACCTGTCAAGAGACAAAAGAATTTATTTTACCTTCCTTAGTAATTTCAGAAACAAGACCACCCAAGCAATTACGAATTGTAATGTGTCCGTTCTCTTTGGCAAGCCTTTTCAATTCTGCTACGTGCCGTTCTCTGTTCACGTTTGGGGTAATGATAGCGATAGCGTTATCTCTATCGTAACCTTTATAGATGTAATAAGTTCTTCTCATTGTGTCACCTCATTGTTGAATGTGTTCAGTAAGACACAGCCAAAACCATATGTCAATAGCATAAGCTGCGGTTGGCCGCAGTTATTCTGGCTGTGTCCAAACAAAAAACATCCGACATCCTGTAGACGGACTGATGTATTTTACCGTTCTTAAGTTGAGCTTGACGTTATCGCATCAACAATTATTTGCTATCCACCCTTGCTCAAAGCTGCGCCAAAGCACACCTATCGGGTCTCTTCAATAGTCCGTTCTTTAAGCGGATCATTTAGTCAGCGGGAGTAGAACCGTTCTAGGAAAAATTACACAAAGCTCAATCCGTTAGGTTGGAACGCATCCAAGCTGTATCACGATGTTCTGTAATAGCTTGGCTATACGATACTTTATGTTTTCTTTCCCTTTACTCTAGGGCTTGTTTTGTTCTGTGTATTCAGTCTTGCATTTAGTCGTTTGGTAGTCAAGTTCTAATTTTATTCTGTGAGGCTCTTTTCATTGTGCGTCTTGTCGGCTTGAGTTCTCTGCTATCTGCTAGGTCTTACCTTGTGCGTCTTAGTTCGTTTAAACTTCCGATAACCTATCCTTGCAAATGATGAAGACGGATGCAATAGAAAAATGCACGATGGACAAAAAAAATTTATGGGTAGGGTAATGTGCACGTTTTTTTGTGGGGTAGGGTATTTTTATATTCCTTATAAATATAAATTTTTAGCTTTTTTGTGATGTTTTGCTTTGTGCATCCACCATAGAAAAACTGACTACTTGGTAAAAAATACACTATTATTTTTACATATTCTATGTTTACTGATACCTTATCTGTAATAAAACGTAATAAAAACAATAGCTTGGCAGCGTAAAACTTTGTTTAGTATCTGTTTATAGTTTTATTGTGTCGTTTTTACTCTATGAAATGCCGCAAATAGACATCGAGGCAGCATAGGGTCGGGCGAGGGCCACCTGGGGATATAGCGTATATGTATATACACACTGCAACACACGGGGTTTTTACTTTTAGAACACTACATATTGTATACAGATACTGGTGTTTGTCTATAAAGGTAAAATATTAAAGAAATATTAGTAAAGTTACGTAGCGTCACTACTTGACACAGGTGTTTTTTTATGTATAACTGCGTAGCAGTAGCAGCTAAGTTAAACTTTATAGTTAAAATATAAGAAATTGGACATAGGATAGTACAACTTATAGTTAAACTAATAATAATATAAATAAATATAAATTAACTATTGACATATAACTTAACACATGTTATTATAATTCCATAACTACTATAATAATAATAACTTGTAGTTAAACTTAAAGTACTACAAGCGTTTAGAGAGTACAAACTCCATCTGTGTCTCCTCTCTCTCATGTACATCTAGACGTTTGTAGTATTTTTTTACTTTTTTATAAATAAAGACTTGACAATGTACAAAAAAAAGGTACAACTATATGCAAGTGAGTCCATAATTGAAGACTTTTATGAGGCTTTAGCATCAGAAGACACACGTTTTCTAAACAAAGTACACATACCTAAGTCAGATGTGTTCTATGTTCGTGAGGCTATTTATAATCGTACAGGAAAAAAATATACACTGGATCATGTTGAACGTGCAATGTACTTAGAGGGTTACTTAGAGTCAAATGAGGTTTTAGATCCAGATAGAAAAAGAAAGTATGAATAATGTTTGTAATAGTTTTAGTTTTGTTTATGGGTAATAGTTACAAGATAGCATCAGATCAAGTCTTGTACCCTACAATGGACATATGTATTAATAGTTTAGCTAAACAAATGAATGAGTTAAACGCTGATAAACCTACCTCTGACTCATATGTGTTAGGTAAGTGTGTTGAAATGCCTAAACTTTAAAATTAAACATAAGGTTAAACTACTATGGCTACAACTAAAGATGTAGAACGACTGCCTAGTGGTAAGTTAAAGTACCGTGGTGAAACATACCCTGGTTATAACAAACCAAAACGTTTATCAGGGGAAGCTAAGAAGTCAGCCGTGTTAGCTAAGAAGGGTGATCAGGTAAAAGTTGTACGTTTTGGTGATCCTGATATGCCAATCCGTAAAGATAATCCTGGTGCTCGTAAGAATTTTAGAGCTAGACACAATTGTGACACAGCTAAAGACAAATTTACTGCACGTTACTGGTCATGTAAAGCGTGGTAATGGGACCGTTCTTAAACATAGTCTCCGCAGCTTTGACTTTAAGTAGTCTTTTTATGTGGATTAAAAATAAGGTAAGGAAGAAAAATGGAAATGACAAAAGAAGAAAAACTTCAAAAAGAGATTGAAGAAAAACAGCAAGAGCTAAACAACTTACGTTATGGTGAAGTTGATAAAGCCTACGAAGATTTTATAAAAGCTAAAGATGTAGCTGTAGAAAAGTACAATGTTTGGAAAGATGCTTGTGTAAAGAGAGGTTGGAACCCAAACAATTTTACTTTTTACTTGCGTTCTTGGAAACTTTAACTTATGACTTTGATTAGTCATCTACCTTTACCTAGTATGCCTTTTCATACACACGATAATATTGTATTTGAGTCACGAGATAAAGACAGATCGACTAAAGCTAACGAAGAAGAAAAAATAGATGCTCAAAAAGAGCCAACTAGAATAACTCCTAATACACCAGTAGAGGATCTTAAGTTAGTTAATCAAAAGTTTGCTTACTATCCAGATCCTAATAAGCTGCGTGCTCCTACTGGTCAGATAGTAGATTTTGTAGTAGCATGACTAAAAAGAAAAAAGATCCTAAAGTAGGCACAGGTAAAAAACCAAAAGGTTCGGGGCGTAGGCTGTACACAGATGAGAACCCTAAAGATACTGTGCCTATAAAGTTTGCAACAGCAAAGGATGCAAGGGAAACTGTTGCAAGAGTACGAAAATCAGGAAAACCTTTTGCAAGAAAAATTCAGATCTTGACAGTTATGGAGCAACGTGCTAAAGTAATGGGTAAGACTGAAGTTGTTCAGATAGCTAAAAAAGCTAAAGAAAGATTGCGAAAGGAAAAAGATGGCGTATCTTCAAAGTAACATACCATATTTTAAAGCGTGGGTAAGAAGAGAATACACAAAGAACTTAGAAGAATATCACGGAGAGTTTCTCCACTGCATGGTGATAGCAGTAACAACGATGCCAAACAGGACTCTAAGCTTCCAAGTTATATTTACAGGATGCGAGTTCGATGGATCAGAGGAAGACCTCAACGTTCACGGAGGAGCTATGTGGGCTAGAATGCCCCTTACTGCCCTTGTAGCTGATACACCGTTAGAAGAGTGGCCTACTGAATTACCACCGTACATGGCTCAACCTTGGGATTGTATGTCACATCATCACTCTGTTTATGTACTTAACAGAGCAACCCCAGCGCCTTGGATAGCAAAGATTGATAATGAGTTTTATCCTTGCAAGTATTATTTTACAGTTGATTATACAGATAGCGAAGTAGCAGATGATCCTGCCCAACATAAACAATCACACGTATTAGAGTTGTTAGATGCAGGAGAATACACTGGTAACATAGTTGCGTTGCCCAATAATAGAGTGAGAGTAACTCACCCCGCTTGGTTTGAAACAGGAAAAGGTGCTCCTGACTTTAGGCCAAACCAAAACATATTTCACTCTAAGCAAGACGTAGAATACGTTTGGGATACGCAACGAGTGTTTAACAATCTATACAGTGATAAGGAGTAGTTGCTATGGCAATTCACGGAAATAAAAAGAAAAAAGGTATGGCTCGTGGTGGAGCTATGAAGCCAAAGAAGATGGCTAAAGGTGGCATGACCATGAAGAAAAAGCCAGGTATGGCTAAAGGCGGTAAGATGGCTATGATGAAAAAGAAAGGCATGGCTCGTGGCGGTAAAATGAAAAAAGGTTATGCCAAGGGTGGAGCAACAGGAATGACTTTAGCCCAAATACGTTCCGCAGCTAAAGACAAAGGTTACAAATTAATGAAGGTGTAACGCTATGCCTTTAACTAAAAAAGGTAAAAAAATAATGCGTTCTATGAAAGAGCAGTATGGTCCTGAAGAAGGGGAGGCTGTGTTTTATGCCTCCCGTAATAAGGGAACCATAAAGGGAGTGGAAAAGGGTATGGCAAAACGTAAACAGACAGGTGGTATTATAAACCCAATACAACCTATGTATAATCCTACTGCAGCAGATATGCAACGTCAACAAGGTATGATGGATGCACAACAGTTGCAAAGAACTCCCCCTCAAAGCACAATGAATAAAGATAAAGATTTACCTGTAACTAAAGGTATGGCTGAAGGCGGTGCATTAAAAGAACCACCTGCAGGAGATAAAGGTAAAGGTCTAAAAAAACTACCTACAGAAGTACGTAATAAGATGGGTTTTAAAAATCGTGGTGGTTTAATTAACAACGGCAAACAGGACTATAGAAAGTCTGGTATGTTTTATAGTAAATAGGAGTGTAACGTATGGCTAAAGCTAAATCTACAGTAAATAAAGCTGGAAACTACACTAAGCCAGCCATGCGTAAAAGACAGTTTGCCAGAATAAAAGCTGGCAGCAAGGGTGGTAAACCTGGGCAGTGGTCAGCAAGAAAAGCTCAAATGCTGGCTTCTGCTTATAAAAAAGCAGGTGGAGGATACAAATGAAACGATATCTTAAAAGACTATGGTGTTCGTTAATAAATCATAAATGTAATCCAGAGTGTGATTGTTGTTAGATGGCCTTAAAGAAATCTCAAAAAAGTTTAAAGTCATGGACAAAGCAAGATTGGCGCACAAAGAGTGGGAAGCCTAGTTCTAAAACTGGTGAGCGGTATTTACCTGCTAAAGCTATTAAGTCTCTTAGCGATGCTGAGTACGCCGCTACAACCAGAGCTAAACGAAAAGGCACTAAGGCAGGTAAGCAGTTTGTGGCTCAACCTAAGAAGATCGCAAAAAAAACTAGATCCTACAGGAAAGTAACATGACACGTAAGCTTACAGAAAACCAAGCTAGATTTTTAGAAGTGCTTTTTGAGGAAGCAGGTGGTGATGTTGTGCAAGCTAAAAAACTAGCAGGGTACAATGTTAACTCATCTACTACTACAATAGTGGAGGCATTAAAAGATGAGATATTTGAAGCAACTAAAACGTATATGTCAAGAGTTGGTCCTAAAGCTGCAGTTGCGTATGCCAGTGCTTTGGACGATCCTACCCAGCTAGGCATTAAGGAAAAGATGATGGCTGCAGGGCAGATATTAGATCGTGCTGGTGTAGTTAAAACAGAACGAGTATCCGTAGATGCGCCAGGTGGTTTGTTTATACTACCACCTAAAAATGATGATGAAGCTCAAAGTTAAAAGAGAAAGACCTTTACAACATGAATACTGGATGTTGCCTAAAGTACCCTTTAAGGTAAAACTTTGGCAGCGTATACCAAGAACAAGTCGGTATATACCCTTTGGTTATGAGGTTGATCCAGAGGATAATAATTGGCTAAACCCAATACCTAAAGAGTTAGAGTTACTTGAACTAGCTAAAAAACACGTAAAACAATAT